CACCTTCGTAAACACCGATAGACCCTGGCCATAGATTGCCAGCACCTGATTCGTTGTAAACGTGTGCTTCGCGCCATCCACCTGCGCCTGTTTCAGCACGTAAGTCGTGTGAAACTTCTGGATGTATACCAACCCAGTATAGTTCACCAACACGTGGAACGGCTTTGTTTGCACGTAATTTAGCAATAGCCTTACGGATATTTGCTGAGGTGATTTGTGAAGCAGCACCACCGGTAACACCAGTAGTTGTTGAGCCACCACCTGAGTAAATTACGTTTGAACCTTGACGTAGCACTGTTTGTGCGAAACCGTCAATAGAATCTGCCATATTGAATGCGATGATGTCAGCGATTGCTGGGTCAACATCAGACAATGAGAACAGTTCTAATTTACGTGTTGCAATTGCAGCGTTACCGTATTCGTTAAGAGTTACGGTTACGTTGCTTGTGTTACCTAATGCAACTGAATCTGGGTCAGTTGTTTCGGTTAGAGTTCCGGTTACGGCAGACAAATCTGTGTATAATTGGAATACGACAGATGAACCTGGCATAGCCTGTTGTGCTGGACGCTTATCTGCAACATCGCGGATAAGTGGCATAGCACGTAATGCAAATTCAACATAACGGTCATAAGCGGTCTGTACTAAGGAAGTTCCTAAGGACGAGGTGCTTGTATCTGTATATTGATTAGGCAATTTAGTTCACCTTCTTTCAAGGTTGATAGTAGTTGCGGTTTAACGCCCGAGAGATTGACCGAAAAGAAGTTGGTCAAGTTCATCTTTGGTCTTCGCAGACATAACCTTTTGGTGTTGCGTTTGCTCACCTGAAGGGTTCTGTGCTGTTGAAGTCACATTGTTGATACGTTGATTATCTCTTACGGTTTCTTCATCTACAGACGGTTGAACAGGTTCTTCTTGTTTAATACCGAATACATCACTGTATTCGTTTAACCAAGCATCAATCTGTTCAGGTGTGTCCACATCACTAGGAATAAGTTTCGCTAGTTTATCTGATACACCTTTTGAGGCCAATACATCTTTGACGGAACGAGAACGCATATCGGAACGCAGTTTGTTCAGTTCAGCCTCAATGGCTTCACGTTCTTTTTGTGCTTTCCTTAAAGCCTTACGCAGTTCTGCGGGGCCATTATCTTGTTCTTCTATTTCGTCTTCGTATTCGTATTGGTTGGCCATTGCAGCCACTCCCTTTCATTAAGTTGTCGTACACCACATACACAAACAGGGGAATCTGTGTTGGCTTGTACTACCGGGCTTCGGTTACGCTTCTAAGTGCCGGTGCGCTTAGCAGGTTTTTAAATCTGGCCTGACATATTGCGTGATAGAGAACCTCTACCTACGCCTGCTTGGCCAGCAAATCTTGCTTGTTCTTGTTCAGAAAGTTTTTGTAATCTTTGTTTGTATTCAGCAGAACCAGCGCCACCAAACACTGCACTTGTTACCTCTGACATACCAACAGGTTGTCCACCAGGAGTGATTTGTGAAAGTTTCTCAGCAGTAGGTAACACTTGTGCTACTTGTTCAAAACCTTGACGGGCTTGTTCTTGAGATACACCAAGTTGACCTGTGTAAGTTTCAGCCATAGGTGTTGTAACTTGTAATCCTTGACGTGCTGCTTCAGCACCAAACTGTGCAGCCTTTTGTTGACGTGTAATGAACGGTAGTGCACGTTCAGGGTCAAGGGCATAAGCCAACATATCACCTGATTGTAAACCGTAAAGTCTACGTAAAGAGTCAGTGTAGAACGGGTCAGCGTTCTGAATGGATTGGTTTGCTATATCAACACGTGATTGTAGTTCTGATGGTGAAACATCATTACCAAGGAATTTAGCAAAATCTTCAGGTTGGTCATAGAAACCTGCAGGGAGTTGTGCATCGCGCATAACTTTTTTGTATGATGCTTCAGCGGAAATATATTCAGCAGGTGTTAAAGGTTGTAGCCCAGCCTTTTTACGGTTCTCATTACCAATGAAACGTTGTTTATATTCTGGGGTTTCTTTAAGTTTAATGGAAACAAGACGGTCAGTTAAACCTTGTTGTTTTAAATCAACAATAGTGTTAGCCAAAGAAGCCAAACCGTATTGTGCAAACAAATCTTGTAAATATGCAATGGAATCAATACGCTCTTCGGTATCATCAATAACTATTCTGTTACGAAGTCTTTCAGCCTCAGCCTCGGCTTCACGGCGAAGTCTTTCGGCCTCAGCAATAGCAGCAGCAGATGTTGTATCAGTCTTAGTAGTCTTATCAGTCTTAGTAATCTTAGTAGTTTTAGAAACAGATTTAGCAGCGTTGGCTTGAGCCTCAGCAAGACCTGCTTTACCACGAGCAAGATTTCTTATATCTTCAGCAGTTTGCGGTTGAGCAATAGTGCCTGAAGGTCTAGTAGAACCTTTTTTAACAGCCATTACGCCTCAAATCCTAAATCTCTCAAAACTTGCATACCAGTACCAAGAAGTTCATCTTGAGCATTCTTTGTATAACGCCAACGAGAATCCTTTTTCAACTCACGTTCAAACTGCCACAAAGGCATAACAGTAGGAGTACCTTGCTCATTAACACCAGTCAAAGCCTTAGCAATAGTAGGGTCATCAAGGTTAACAGCATTAGGGTCAAGTTCAAGAATAGAAGCCATAGATTGAATGTAAGGAGAAGCGGCCTGTTTAGTTGTCAAACCAGCATCAATCTGTGTAGCAAACCCACCATAACGAGACTTAGCAATATCACGAATAGTGTTTTGGAAAGTCTCTAAACTTTCACGACCTTCAAGAACAGCCTTAGTAGCGTTAGCATACCAGTCATCATTATACTTAATACCATAAGCGTTAGCGTATTCACGTAAATCATCAATGGCTTTAGCAGCCTCACCAGTTGTACCAGCAACACGGCCTTTACGTGCAACTTCTTCATTAAGAGTTGCAGCATCCCAACCTTGTTGAATAGATTGTGCAGCAAGATTTTTAGCCTGAGCATCAGATAAAGAAATACCATACCTGGTTGCTGTACGTTGAACACTGCGAACAATGTTTGCTAATGATTGTGCACTAGCAGCAACATCAGGATTATTTAAAGCATCAGTAGAAAGAATAACATCAACGTCAACACCTGCACGTTGTGCTTTAGCAATAGTAGATTCCCAATCATCTTGGGTTTTACCTGTAGCACCTGCTGCTTTAAGTAAACCAACAAGACGGTTATATTCAGCAGTTTTACCAGAGTATCTTAATTGGATTAAATAGTTGGCTGCTTCTGTACCAGATGCAAACTTTTTACCACCAATAGTAACTTCTGCCATTGGGTCAAGTCTTGTACCATAAACACCAGAATCACCAGCACCAAAATCTGAAGGTAGTTTATTTTTAGAACCTGTGCTACCAGTAGCAGAACCTTTAGGGTTAATAGGTCCTTGAACAGGACCAGTTGGTCCAGTAGAACCAGTTACTCTAGGCGCAGGTAAACCTGGTTTAGGGTCTTTTCTAATAGCCATTATTCTCCAAGTATTTCTTTAATGTCAGCCATAGGGTCCCCAACAAGGTACCTATTAGCAAAATCAGCAAAATAAGTATTACTTTGCGCTAAATCAAAAATGAAAGCCTCATACTGTAAACGAATCTGTTTACGTCTAGGACTATTAGCAGGTAACAAATTCCATTCTGTAAAAATAGAATCCCTACCATCACGCCAAACTCTTACAGTATCCCACAAAGATTGCTCAGGGGCACTCTTACTAATATCATTAATAAACTTCTCATTATCTAAAGCAACATTAATAAGATTCAAACCTTCAGTGAAAGTATCTGAAGTGTTACCAAAAGTTTCAACCCATTGAGGATTACGAACAGCCAAACCATCAGCCTCATTGTAAAGTTGGTCACGATACCAAGCACGAATATCAGAATTAGAATTAGCAGTTAAAGATTTACTTGGACGACCAGCAAGATACGCATCACGTTCTTTAGTGATACGGTCATACTCACGCCAACCATCTTCAATTCTGGCATCTGCTTCACGTTCAGCAAAAGTTTTAGTACCCTCAAATATTGGCACACCACCAACAGTACTAATTTTAAGATTAGCACTAGCAGCAGGTGAATAATCACCAGGAACAACAGGGTTCAAAACCATACCAACAACAGGTACACGTGAATCAGGGTTTTTACCAGTCCACTCTTGTAACCAATCGTAAGACTTTAATCTACCTGCAGCAATTTGTTCAGGTGCAACACTTGTTTTATATTTAGTACCAGTGATAAGATTACGAACTGCTTCTTCACCGTACATCATAATAAAATCCTGAGTTGCTGCTTGATAAGGTGCAACACCTGGTCTATCTGCTAACAACTGTGGGTTATTAACATAGTTTAATTCAAGTCTGTCAAATTCATCACGGTACATAATTGATGTTGGTTGGTCAGTTACACCAAAAGGACTAAATAACTTGCGAACAAGTCTCCAACCCATAAGGTTCAAAGTTAAATCAATAGATTTATTAATATCTGGTTCTGGACTATCAGGGTTGTTAAGTTCCCAATCCATACGTCTAGCAGTATGTATTGACCAAAGAGTTGATGCTACAGCATCTTTACGGAACTGAATATTTTCTTTATCAAAGATAACATCTTGACCAAGACCAGCAAGTTCAATAGCAGACTTCAAAGACCCAGCAATGAACACTTGCTCAGCAACATTAGAAACAACTGATGATAATACTTGAACACCACTTGTACCCTCAGTGTCTTTAGCGGCAGGAACAATACCACGTGGCACACCACCAAATATTAACTGGTTGTAAAGTTTTTCACCAACAGTATTCTTAATCTTTGTTTCAAGATTTGGAAAGTTTTGAACTGCTGTGTTTAAAGCAACTTGACCTAACCAGTTAGGTGAAGGTCCGTTAGTTAAAAAGTTTAATTGGTTAGCGTTCATTTTATAAACAAACGGTTGCGCTTTAGCAGGCTTATTAAAGAATGGTAAAACTAGATAAGCACTTTTGTTTTGTGCATCCGCTTCTTCATAAGAAATCTTGTTACCATCTTCATCAACAACCATACCTGCAGCCCAAGGTGAGGTACGTATTTGTTCAAGTAGAGCAAAGTTGTAAGGGTTAGCAAACCCTGCTTTAACCCAAAACTTAACAGAGTTAAACATTGCGTTAGGGAAACCAAGAAGGAAACGTGAATAGTATTGAACATTGTTCATACGTCTGATTGCGTAGAATGTGTCTTCAACTTGTTTCAAAGCATATTCTTGTGCAGCAGGTCTTATTTGGTTTTGCCACATATCTGAAGTAATTTCAATACCATTACGTTGAGCATTCTCAACTATAAGTTTAACGGCTTGATTACCATAATATGTTCCATAAGGACTACGGAATAATGATGACTCAGGCTTAGCAATTGCTCTGAAACCTGCGTTAATACCTTTTTGATAACCTAAAGCAATATCTGATAAAGATAACATTCCAGGTAAAGAATCAAGACTTATATCAAGTGTTGGAACTTCTTGACCTTTAAGAAGAGATTCTGCTTTCTTTGCTGTGAAGATTTCTCTATCGTCAATGATTTTCTTTTGGATAACTTTATCTGGAACAAGATTATCAACAACTGCTTTAGAGTCATTTAATATTTCAATTGCACCATTAGTTGAAAGGTCTGGTGTTCTGTCTTTTCTTGCTATTGCTCTTTCTGCAGCAAGACGGTAGAAGTCACTGAAGTTTCCACGTTGTTGTAAGTCACGCATCATATATTTAATAATGTCATTGTCTGACATTCCTGACATAATGCGTCCAACAATAGGGTCATTTTTCATAACCTGTATTTGTTGTGAGTATTCGCCCCAATACTTTTTAATAAGTTTAGGGTTAATGGTTGTTAAGTTTGGGTTTACTGGTGTTGTTGTGAAAGATTTACGTGATGTTCTTTCAAACACACCTGGTTGTGTTACGTTTGCTAGGGTTAATGATGGGTCTATTTCTTGGCGTAGTGCGCCACCACCGATTACATCTTCACCCATAACATCAAGTTGTTTGTAAGAATAAACTGGGTTTTTAACTTCTTGTCCTTTAAGAACAACATTTTCAGGAAGTAATTGTTCTGGGTCTACCCCACCAAGAAGATAACCACTTCTATCTCTTTGTATTGGAGATGTACCTACAACAGTTTTTACTCTTTTTACATCATCTGTGCGAACAAGTTGAACAGGAATATATTCAATACCTGCTTCTTTGGCAGCAGCAAGACGATGATTACCTTCACCTAATAATAATCTTAGATTGCCAGCATCATCAACAGTATATTCTAAAAATACTGGGTCAGTAAAACCTTTGCCTTCTTTAAGGTCTTTAACAATACTATCAATTCTTTCTTTACTTCCAGATTGTCCATATTGTGGTAAAGTTCTATCGTATTCTTTAAATTTATCAAGGAAGTCAGTTCTAACAAGGGCTATATTGTTAGGTTTTGTTTTATTAAAATACCCTTTTCTAAAGTTAGGGTTTTGTTCTAATACTAAATCAAAAGGACTTTTACTTGTAACACCAGAAGCATCAGAATCAATTACTCTTGCATTAAACTTTTCTTTACCATAAATCTGTGGCAAAGTAGCATCGTGCATACGACCAAGGATACGAACAAAAGGTTCAAACATAGAGTTCTTAGGAATATAACCAGGACGGATAAGAACCGCTGCAGAAAACGCACGTTCAAAAGCATCAGCACTAATAGAAAGTTTACTTAAATTAGCCTTAATACCTCTTAAAGATAAATTTCTACTGTTTCTAATATGAGCATTTAAAACATCTTCCATAACACGCATATCAAGCATAGGAATATTAGAAGCAAGTTTAACTTTAATGTTCTCATCAACAGCAGTTACCTCGGCACCATCGGTTTCTTTAGTGACAATACCGTTTTGTGTGTTTTGAATCTTTTCTCTAATGCCATCACGTTTATTAACAACGTTTTGCATAGGAGCATCAATATCAATATCGTCTACTTTTAAACCAATAGACTCAGCAATGTCATTAGCAATAGTTTTAACAGCATCACGTTCAATTTGTTTCAAAACAACTGCTCTACTTGCTTCATCTGCTGGGGCAGCCAACCAAGTTCTAATAGCATTAGCACGAAAATCAGCATACTTTGCTTGACGCAAAATAGGAGACATTTGTAATGTTGCAGATATTTCATCAATGCTGTCCATAGGACGTAAACCTGTAAGTTCAACATAACCACGTGGACGAAGACGTGTAGTTGTTAAAGTTAAAACACGGAAAGGTCTAAACTCTCCACCACCAATAAGAGTTTCACTTATTTGCTTAGAACCCTTACCAAGAAGACGTTCAGTTTTAAGACTTGTTTTAGCCTTATTTAATTGTTCAACAAAACTAAACTTTGAAGGTGCCCAAGAAACGTTACCTGCACCAATAGAAACTTTACTGTACCAGTCTTGCCATTCGTTAGTAAGATTACCATTACGTGCAATGATGTCATCAAGAACGTTTCTTAATTGGTCGCCTTCTGCAGCATCAACAATGTTATCTGGAACTAAAGGTTCTTCAGGTGTTAATTCTTTTTGTAAGTTAACACGTTGTTTAGAAAGATTAAGTGCATCTTCAAAAGAAGGAGCAGTTGCTCTAAGTCTATTAGCAGCAGCAACAGAACCAAGGTCAGCAAGGATAACATCTCTTGCTTCCTCAATACTTTTAGTTGCGGCACCAAGTTGTGAAAGAAGACGAGGATTACTTGAACGTGCAACAACAGGGTTAGATAATAATTCTAATGGGTCATTCTTTTTGTACATATCAAGAATATGAACACTGATACCGTTAGATGGAACAATTTCATCAATGTTTGCACCATTGTTTAATTGTGTTGCTATATCGTCAACACCTTTAAAAGCATCAGTTTCTAAAGTTGCAATAGTTTCAGCGGTAAGAGGAGCACGTGTTAAACCTGCTGCTTTACGTAAACCTTTAAAAACAAGACCTGTGCCAGCACTTGTTAAAAACTCTAAACCAACATCTGTTAAACCAGTAGCAAGTTGATAATAAGGACTATCTTGTGCTGCTTGGCGTTGCTTTTCATCCATAACATCATAGTCTGGATTAAGTAAAGGCATTAATTCGTAAGCCTTATCAAGGGCTTGTTGACCACCAACAGTTTCAATTGCTTTATTAGTTAAAGAGTTAAAACCTTTAAAAGTTTGTGCAAGGTTATATGCTGTTGCTTCACCATAAGAAATACGGTCAGTAGCCTTGTAGGCTTGTTTAACTTTCTCTGGTTCTTTACGTTGGGTATATGCTGCGGCAAGGTTAACTGTGCCAACAGGGTCACGAACAACAGTTTCAAATGCTTTATCTGCACCTTTAATGATAGAGCCAAGAGGTGAGTTAAAAACATCAGCAACTACTGGAACAACTTTTTTAGTTAAAGTGTTGCCAATTGCTGCACCGATACGATTAGAAGTTAAAAAGTCAGTTAGAGCACCCACGAAAAGTTATGCTCCTTCTGGTTTAGTTAAAGTTTCTAATAAGTCATTAAATTGGTCATCGGTCATATTAGGTGTTCTGGCTAAATCAAAAGCAACAGAACCTAACGGAAAACCTAAAACCTGAATTGCTGTATCAAAGCGTTCAGAAAACTGGCTCATTTATGCGATACTCTTCAAATACTGAATAAAATTACGGAAAGTGTTAGAGGCAGATGGGTCATTAGCCATTTGCTCAAGGGAAGGTAAGTATTGTACGAGACGTTGATTGTCTGCTTGTAATTGTTTATTGAAAGTTTGGTCAGGACTTGGACCAAGTGCTTCCATTCCTGGACCTGCACCCATCCCTGCACCAGCAGTAACTGGTTCATCGGGGCGTGCAGAAGGTTCATTTAAACCAATAACTGGTTGTGAGGCTGCGGCTGATGCGAGGCCCGAAGGCATACTTGATTGTTCAATACTCGGAGCCGCAGCCAAAGGGGCTGCTTCTTGTGTTGCCATAAGTGCTTGCCCCTCTCCATAAGGGAGACCTGAAACGTATTTGGCTGCTTGGGTACCACTTTGACCATTACCACCACGACCGTTAACATTCATAGGATTGTTTTGCGGTGCAGTTGGTCTCATTCCACCTCTAGCCATTATTATACGTCCTTAAATTAATTATTTACTTACCAGCGCGTTTTGGTGCTTTACCACCACGTGTACCAGATGGTTGTGCAGAGAACATAATCTTTGACATACCTGGTTTTGCAGCCTTTGGAACACCAGATTTTTTAACTGGTTGTTCGTATGCTTTTCCAGCAGAACCTTGGTTTGCTGGCTTCTTGCCGCCTTTGAATGATTTCATTCTTTTTTCCTTTTTAGCCCGCAGGGACCATTCTTGTCACACTAGAAGATAGTGTGGGTTTGCCGGAACCGGTTAACCCGGCCAGCAAATACTGTATTGGTGGTCTTCCACCTTGTCCCACTTGTCCTGGTGCCACACCACGTGGACCACCAGTTGCTGCACTTAAACCTGAAGCACCACCGGAGGGAGCCTCACCTGCGGAACCGGGGACGGGTTGTTCCATACCAGGGGCTGCAGCCTCAGCAGAAGGTGGCGGTGCTTGAGGGGCAAACGCTTCCGCGATTACCTGCTCTATAGGTTGACCTTTTTGTCTACCATTAATCACTGTTGCAATACGAGATAGTATTTCACCAGGGTCTTGACCCTGTGTTGCAAGAGATGGAATTGCTTGCGCATAACCACTTATTGCAGCAACAAGTGAGTCACGCAGTTTTTCAATTTCAATCTTTTGTTCTTCCATTGTTACATTTATTTCCCAAGGCATCTGACGGCGGAGGAAGTCGCGGGAAATTAATTGGTCTCCGCGCGCTTGGAGTCCGAATACCAAAGCCTGGTTGGGGTTTAATCCGGCCATCAGTCCATAGGTGATGTCAACCGTATAATCCCCATCAATGTCTTTCTTAGGGGTATAGGTGACTTCATACGGTGCGCCAGCATCTACGCCGCGTACCGTCTTCTCGTAGTTACCGAAAAGTTTTTCGTCCATCTCAAAGCAAAGTTCAAATACTTGTTTTAATGCTTCAGCCAAAACTTGTTGCGCTGTTTTAACTTGTGTGTCAAATCCACCCATAAGGGCTTCAACACCACGACCAGTAACAATAGAACCTTGGCTTACACCTTGACGGCCTTCAGGGTAACGTGCACCCATACGCATTTCTTGGTCAAGTGCAGCAGATTCTGTGAATAATCCAGGGGGCACATTTAAATCAACACGGCGAATCTTTTCTGGAGATGCGGAACGTATAGTTGCGTCAGGTCCCATTTCAAGGACGTTAACATCTGCTGGCAACGCAAAAGGTGCCTGAACAGATTTTTGTGCCGCCTCAAGTTGTAAAGTAGCGAAACGGGCACGTGCGACTTGTACCCACAAAATATCATCAAATTGTCCACGTTGTTGTTCATCAGAATCAATACCAGGACGAACAGCGAAAATAACATTCAGTTTACCAAGAGGGTTCTTGGCGCGTTGCAGAATGTAGTTACCGCGTTCTGGTAAGAATAGAACTGTTTCATCTTTGTCCATATAGCGCACAAGTTGTACTGGGCGCATAGAACCACGTTGTTCAAACTTACCCAAAATAACTGATTCGTATTCTGGGAAATCGTTTACTAAATCTTGTGCGGCTTTAACGTAAAGTTTTGTGTAAGACAACAGGCGACCAAAACGGTCAAACTCAGGATAAGAATTAAAAGGATTATCTAAACGAATACGTGGAGTATTGTTTTCGTAATCTGCTTCAACAATGAAAGGTAGGGCACCAAAGGTAACATAGCGGTCTGCACCGGTGAACATTTCAACTTGTAGACGTGAAGTGTCACGGTACCCGGCGGCAATCATTGTACGCTTATCAGCACGGCTACGTGCACGGTCTGATACAGCGTTTGTTGCTGAACAGTTAATAGCAGGAAGAGGTGCAATTACTTCAGCGATGTCGCGTGCGGCAACGTCAATAAAGTTAGCCACCATAGGTTTAGGATATTCGGCTGGGAATAGTCCTGGGAAAACGTTATTAATATTACCTTTACGAACTTCTAAAACATCCGACCAACGTGAATCACGATTTGCGTATCGTTGTTTTAGTTGCTGATAGGCATTAGCAATATCTTCAATCTTACGAGCCACTATCTACCTTTTCTTAAATTTTTAGCAAATCTTGGATTTAATCTAACAGTTCCACCAGGAGTACGTGGGGTTGTTGCTTCTTTAAGTTTTTCAGTATTACGTTTAATTGAAACTTTTTGCTGACCGTATCTGTCTTTACCTGCATCTTCAACTTTCATAAATTTTTGCCCCATATATCTTCTACCACTATCTGAAGCGGCTTGATTTTTACTAGGAGCATTTGCAGCCTTCAAAGATTTTTTCTCTACAGATTTTGCTGCGGCCTTTTTAATTGCTGGTACAGCAACTTTTGCTGCGGCTTTACGTGCAAGCCCTGCGCCACCAACCATAGAAGCAACCTGTGCTGTTGTTTTACCAATAGCCTTTGCTTGCTTAGCAACATAAGTTTTCTTTTGAGCAGGTGTCATTGCTTGAAATTTTTTAGTTTGAGCAGCAGATGCTTTTTGTACATCAGCAGAATTACCTTTACGGTCATATGCTCTTGATGTTCCTGTAGATGTTTTCTTTTTAGGCATTACCATATTAATCCTTTAGATAGGTTATTTCTTTTTCTTATTTTTAGAGGACTTTCTCATTACATTTCTTTTATCATCTTGGCGTGCTGACTCTTGAATTGCAAGAAATGCTTTTCTAGGATTAGCAATAGGTGCTACAACGCCTCTTTTACCATAATCTTTATTTTGATTAGTAAAAGTTGAATTTCTAGTAGAAACAGAACTAAAACCAGATTTACCCTGTGGTTTTACTTTTGTTAAAAGACTATATGGACCTTGTTTTGATGGAGTAGTAACAGTTGTTGTTTTTGTTTTTTTATTAGTAGAAATGTTGTCTTTTCTATTACCAGATTTTACATAATCAATAACATCACTTACGTTTTTACCAATTTTTTTCTTAGGTGTTATTTTCTTTTTAGGCATTGCCATTGTTAGTACCATCCTGAATTAACAGCACGCTGTTTACGTGCATACTCTTCCAAATCAACAACCTGTCGTTTGGCCAAATCAATTGGTGTAGCAAAAGGGTTACGTACCCAAGTCTTACCGTAAGAACCCTGCTGGTTCACATAATCCCTTAACTGGGTTTCAGCAAACCACAAAGCCATAGGACCATCCTGTTTATTCTTAGTACCAGGAGACCAAGTAATCAATTGTTCAATAAGTGCTTTAACGCCTTCTGACTCTGCACGCGGAAATTCAATAAGAGCATTCTTAGCCGGTTTGCCGTCTGGACCAAAACTGCCAAACAAAGTACCAAGAGAAGCAACACCATACTCAAGGTCCATCTTGTTATTGCCCGTATAATGTTGGACAAGACGGATACCTCTGGACTGTAGGAAAGCATTAATCTCTTCATCTTGCGTCAAAAACAATTGGAAAGCGTTCTTTTCAATAACCCAAACAGCAGGCTTATAACGCTCAGTCCACTGAAAAATTATTTCCCTGATACGCTGCGGAGTAGGTGCAGGCATACGAGAAGCATCAAGAAGATACCTACGTTTAGTGTTCCTATCACCAGAAATAGCAACCGTAAAGGTGTCACCCGACATAGCAGGGTCCATAGCACAAACGGTGTAGAAGCCTGAAGTGTCAGCAGGATAACCAGGAGCACCGGCAACAAGCGGACCACAACCTCTCATACCATTAGCAGCAGCACGAACAAGTTCAGCAGAAAAAACAGACTCAGACTCAACATCTTGCTGCTGATAAACCATCGCCCACGTCTTAGCATCCAAAACGCTACGACGTTGCTTTAGTCTAGTTCCATCCCATCTAGGGAAGAAACCGTCTTCATCAGGGTCCACAGGGTCGCCAGACCAAGGCCTATCAGAGCGAGGCCACAAAGTAACCCAATTCTCAGGATTCTCATCAAACTCCAAAACCGCCGGCATAGCCAAATACGTCCAAGGACTCTTACCCTCAGGGTACCTGTCATTAGTACGAAGTTCACGGTACATATCAATCGGGTCAACCCGAGTACCAACAATAAGCAACTTACCGGTAGGACCGATACGTGTTAAGACTTCCTGCTGAATCCAACGAATCTGTTTCTCGTATTCACCAGAGTTAGACAAAGTCACACAGTCATCAAGAATAATCAAGTCAGCGCGGGCACCATAAATCTGCCCACCAATACCCAAAGCCTGAAGAGTTGGGTCTTTTTCGCCGGACTCACGTTCAATATAAATCGCGTCCTGCGTCCACTTATCAGAAGTGGCTTTAAAACCGTCAGCCGGTGCAAACCTTCTCTGAAGGTCCACATAGAACGGGGAAGTCAAACGCTGCTTAACAGCGTAAAGAAATTCTTTAGCCATAGTCTGTGTCTTAGACACAACCTTGATACGCACATTAGGGTCAACACAAATACGATACGTAATATAATCAATTGACACTGTCATTGACTTGGCGTGCTCAGGAGGCATATTAACTAGCACATAGTTTTTAACACCCTGCTCAAAAAGCATAGAAGGATGCAACCAAGAAGGAGTCTTATCCTCAATAAGGTCAATAACGTTCTGCTGATGAGCAAACGTCTCAGACTTCATAAACTCTTTACGAAAATCCCTAAAAGACATTGCTTTGTCTTCATCAGAGATTTGACCACCCCTGGCCTTCAAGGCCCGGACAAGTTTAACTTCACGGTCAAAATCAGGGTCAGACTTAGTATAATAATAAAAAGTTTTAGAAGACTTACCAACAGCCTTACAGGCATCCTCAACACTAAAACCCTTGGCTATCATCTCAAGAAGCCTGGACTTAGACTCATTAGAATCAAGAGTCTTACCTGCTGCAAGTCTTAGATGGAGACTGTCCTGCTGTTTAGGCATAAGACTAGAAACTCCTCTAGGTATAGAACTGGCCCGTCATTCATATTTCATAAGGTTAAAAAATTTTTTAATTTTACCATCGGGAGCGAACCGAAGGTAGTGAGTGAGCGACCTCGCTTAACACTCGGTCGCGGCGCGAAGCCCCAAGCGGAGCGCCGCTTTCGGCCTGAAAGGCCTCAAGCCGGTAGAGGGGCGGGGCTTTAAAAAGCCCCTCTACTATATACAAGGCTGCAACAAACAAAAATGTTGCACACCCTCTTTGACCTGCGGAAACGTGAGCCTTTCTTGAGCCACCCAGGCTCAACATAGGCTCTATCTTAGCCGCCAAAAAACCACCCAACAAGGTTTAGAAAAAATATATGGGTAGAGAGTGGAGGGGTGTGTCGGCCGTATTGTTAAAACCCCCCGTCAAAGATTAGTGTAAACCTGTAGTTGAAGGTTAGGGTTGTGTTTTAGCCCCTAAATACTACTTTACATAACCTAAATTATCGGACAATCATATATTTGTAAGGGCGTTGACCTAGTTATAACGATGAAAGGGGTGACTGTCTTATGCGTATAGTTGCATATGTTTCCGAGGTATTTAGATAACCTTATGGTTATGTTATTAACGAGGGCTAACTTACCGTACCGTAACTTACCGTACCGTAGGTTACTGGGGCGTAGGTTAGGTGTCCGTTTTGTCTGTTATCAAATCGTTATCAAATCGTTATCATTTTGTTACCTATTTGACTTGACACCTCAGGGGGTGGGGTGTTATGTTTTAGTTGTGAGCCTGTAGGGGGCTCGGATTAGGGGCAATAAATGCAAAGATATTGGTCAGGTAGTAGCAAGGAAGAAAAGGAATTGTACGAGATTTTGCCTAAGGGGGTAAAGGCTCGTTTCAAGGCTGAGATAGAGACCACTAAAGTAACTTTTAATTCTTTGGTGCACGAATATCATAAGCCACGCGAAGAGGCTTATCAACTTTGGCGCAAAGAGTCAAGTGGGGCTTACAAGGCTATCAACGAAGAATATAACAAGGCGTGCAAAGAGATAGACGAAGAGATGAAAGTCTTACAAGATAAGAGACGCGCGCTATATGAACAATATGAAGAAAAGCAAAATGTTGTTCACGCTACAATTAGCAACTTTAAGCCTTATGTTGAGGCTTGTGATGTTGCTAAACCTAAGATTGAGGCACTTAAAGAGGCTGAGGCTTTGGCTTTGGCTCGCATTATGTCTAAGTATCAAAGAAAAGTAGTTCAGGCTTAGTTACTTGACGATAGCCCTCAAGGCGTGATAGTTTTGAGGGTGTTCGTCTAGTCATTAGGGACTAGAAATAGATTAGGGATAGGTAATGATTACAAAGGAAAGAACAGAGAAAGAGAAAGAAACACAAAGGGCGCAAGAGTTTCTATGTGCCGTATTTGCTAAGCAAGAAAGACCAATAGCGTACACAATTCTAAAGAGTGTGTCTGCCTCGGGTATGTCTCGCACTATGAAAGTGGTGACCTATGATGACGGGCGTGTCCTTGATATAACTTGGTGGGTGTCTTTGGTTTCTGGTGTTGGCACATTGACCGAGAAGAACGGGCAACGGGTGTTGCGTGTTGGTGGGTGTGGTATGGATATGGGCTTTCACCTTGTTCACTCTTTGGGTATTGCTTTATATGGTTTAGAGGGTGGCTACAAGATTAGCCAAGAGTGGCTCTAATTCGTTAAGTTTAGCCCCAATCGGTGAGCGTTGGGGTTATTCTTAATCGCTTAGGGTAGGCGATTAGTTAGGGAAAGGGTAAGTAAATGATTGCAGAAAAGAATTACGAGGGCGCGTGGGTTGTGTCCGATATTGTCGGGGGTTATTGGGTTAGCCGTAGGTATTACTATTACAGCAAGCGCGAGGCTTTGGCTATGTTTAGACGTGAGGTGTTGCGTAATGCGTAACGATATTAAAACTAAGCGCACGCGCCACGATTGGGAAACCCACGCCGTATTTTTTAATGATAAGAAGATTGGGCATATCATTAAAGAGGGTAGCAGGGACGGCTACCAATACACGCCTTCTCGCTCGTTGGGTGCGTCTTATATTGCTATCAGTGGCAATAGTAGCGCGTTTACTTTTGATGAGGCACTTGAGCATTTATGTGATAAGCATAGAGAGTTTTTGAGTGCTTTTAGTGGTGTTTATGCGTAACGACAGCGTAAGACTAACCCCGTTAGGTGAGTGGGTTTATGTGGGTGTTGTGTCGGTGTTGTGTGTTGGTATGGGTTACGCGATACTGAGGGCGTTCGCTGTAGTTGTAATCAAATTAGGGCAAGTCTTAGGGATAATCTAGAGAATTGTATGACACGAGGGCTGGCGTGCCCCTAACACGCTGGCTCTCACCTTATTTTAGGGACGGGACGGGTTGCTATGGGTGACGCAAGATTGAAAGAATATATTAAGATTGACAGGCGTGACGAGGGTTCGTGTTATGTAATCTATTGCCAACGTTGCGAGAGTGTAACTTATGCTGTGTCTGCGCGTGGTTATATGTTCTATAAAGAGGCTACGAGGCTGGCTCGTAAGCATAGGTGCGAATAATTGTTACCAAATTGTTATATAAATGTGCTTGACAGGCGTGAGGTTAGCGCATAAGAATAGGTTTCGTGGCCAATGGGTGGCTACGATTAAATGAAGGGCTAGGGATAGCAAATGAAAGTTAAAGTAACAGATATACACGAATATAAAGAGGCTGTAAAGTTAAGTTATCCAACGAGTGACAATATGAGTAAAGCCTTAAGTGGTCTTTACGATTTGCTTGATGAGTTGGAAATGGTCGGCTTCGTTTATTGTGATGATGTGCAATAATGAAAGTTAAACAAGCAATAGAAATACTACAAAAATACAACCTTGAAGAAGATATATTCTTTGATGTGTATTCTAAGGCAGACCTTGACTATCTTGGTGACGATATTAAGGCCAAGATTACTGATGAGATGATGACAACTATCTATGAAACTATGGATAATTGGGCTACGACAGATGATTTCAATGACGCTGTTCGTATTGTGTTAAGTGAAAATGGGATAGAGGAATAATGAAAATTAAACCTGTAATGCAGTACACCCTTAGTGACGGCAAAACTAAACAGGAATATGTTGGTATTGAGGTTGGTCAGTTAAAAGAATTGTTGGCTAAACTTGATATTGAATATATTGAGTTTGACGAGGACAGATAACAATGAACCAATATAAAGTGGTGCTCAAAATGATTGAGGACTATGAAACTATTGTTGAGGCTAACGATAGTGATGAGGCTTATCGTATCGCTAGTGATATGGATATTGACGAGTTTGATGAGACGGGTAAGATTACTTTAGATATGGTGGTGAGTGCGTGATGAAACTTAGTCCTGCACAAGATTACGAACAGAATAATCTTAGCCCTATGGTTGAGTATTATATTGACCCTGCTGTTGATTATTGTGACGATTGTAACGCGCCTATGGTGTGGTGCATATGCGAGGTGACAGCATAATGAATAATGATTTACCTAAGTTTATAGCAGACGAAAATGATGATTTATTTTGCGCTGTTTGCAAACGCAAAGGTGAGTGGACGGATTGTCCTAATCACCCTGACGACCACTATTCTCTTTATTGCTACAAGTGTGGCGTAGATGATAAGGATTGTGACAATTTTATGGTGGTGAGCGCATAATGTTTGACCCTATCACCTGCCACGGACAATCGTGGGGTAACTATTGTTTAGTGTGCGAGGACGAATTATTAGAACAACACGCTAACGAAAATAGTGTTGATGTTGAACGCGAATATGTAAAAGAGGAGGCGAAATGATAACACAACAATATAGTTGCGCTAAATGTTTAACAGATGTTGATGATGAAGATGTCATATGGGCTGATGTTTATGGCAATTTAACAACAATGGCTGGTTATCCTTATTGTCAAAGTTGTACACCGGAGGAACTTAATTATGACTACTGATGAACGCTTTGACAGGCTAGAAAATATGTTACGTTCAATCATCTTAAATCAACAAGTGTTATGGGACGCTCTTATGGAGATACCTGATGTGCCTAACGATACTAAACCGATACTGAAAAGGATAAAGTAATGGGTAAAACATATAGAGGGACGGCACGGGTGCACGTTACTGTTGAGGCTAATAGTAGCGAGGACGCTTATGTGTTGATTACTGACAGACTTGAGTCTGCTAATGATTACTTGGACGATTATGATGATGTTGATGTTCAAGAAATCTAACAAAGATATTTACGGGGTTTGCTATATGTGTAGCAAGTCTTGGTATTGTAGTTGTGATAACGAGTGTAATAAGGAGGAAACGAAATGAGTTTGTTGTTATGTGAAATGTGTGAAGTGAATACTAAAACATATTTAGAAGGTAAGTGGTGTGATGATTGTCGTGACGATTTTAAGACAAGTGAGGACGACAAGTGAATAAAGATGTGATGTTAGAGTTAATTCATAGTGAGTTGAACGCTCAGTATGATGACAAAACAAGTGCCGATTATGCTTTACTTGGCACATTGAAATCGTTAGTGACAGACGAGTCGTTAGAGAAACTTATTAAAAGAAATGGGTGGGATAAATGATTGTTGAATTACTTATCTCGTTTGGTGTTGTGCTGTTGGCGTTCCTTGTTTGGGGGCAACGAAGATGAAGCCCCCTAAACACATTGTTAAGTTAGGCAAAGAAGCAGTTATGTTATGGAAACTACAACAAGTATTGGGGAAACGAAATGCAGATGATAGCAAAAGATTTTTGGGACAACGCCCTGTGTGCTGAGATTGGTTCAGAGATTTTTTTCCCCGAAAGACACGAAGCCAATATGGCACAAATTGCGAAACGAATATGCAACAAGTGTGACATTAAACAGAAATGTTTAGAGTACGCATTGAAAGACCCTGACTTGAAAGGTGTGTGGGGTGGCACAACGGAACACCAACGTTACCGGATTAGGAATAGGAGTGGAAGATGGAGTTAAAGTTTATTCTTGGTATGCTCATAGTCGGAATAGGTTTTGCTTTAATGATACCTGTTGATGAGCCGTTAGAGGAAAACAAAATTGTTAAAGGATATGTGTCATCACCTGTTAAAAACTTGCACAGAGAACCATTGAGCGCAAGGGGTTACGCAAGGTCAATGGTATCAGCGAAAGAATACGAGGCGTTGGAAGAGTTGATTATGTTGGAGTCATCTTGGAATAGTGACGCACAAAATAAACGCTCAACAGCGTATGGTTTAGGTCAGTTACTTGACCAGACTTGGGAGCAGGTTGGTATTGAGAAGTCTGCTGATTATCGTATTCAACTTATTGCTTCACATAAGTATGTTATGGACAGGTATGGTTCTTGGGTTAAGGCGTTAGAGTTTAGGAAAGCCAATGGCTACTACTGAGATACGTTTATCTGACGGAACAAAACTTTACTTTGGTCGTGGTAAGTTTGATGATTGGTGTATCTATGTTGAGGGAAGAGACGGGACGATAGATTTTCCGTTGGACTCTTGGTACTTTGATGAGTTACAGAAACTTGGTTATGGTAAACAAATCTATGATGACTTCTGTTTAATCTATGATATTACTACTAAGAAACTTTGCCCTATTGTGGCTATGACTTGTAAGATGTTGGCTGTTAATCATAAAGATTGGCAGACTTTGGAGTTAATGTATAGTATTCTGTATATGGGTATGATTGCTGAGGAGAATAAGGAGAACGCTATTTTGGGTAAGCGTATTAAAAGATTGGGGATGTATCAGACTTTGATTGAGGGTGTACCTGCTGAGGTGTCTGCTAACTTTAGTCGTGGTATGAAGTGGCAGGATTTAGATAAGGAGTGTGCTAGTCGTGGCTTCTGATTTGTGGTTGGTTATACCAACAGGTTTAAGAACACAATACTTGCAAGACATATTCAAAGAGTGCGACATTGAACCAAGTAAACGTGTACTTGTTCGCACATTACCTGATGAAGATGTACCTAACGCAATCAACTTACAATACACAGGCGAGTTTAATATTCATAAATGGTGGAACACAGGAATAAATTATGCTGTTGAACGTGGCGCAGAATATGTTGCTGTTCTTAATGATGATGTTGCGTTAGCGAATAATCCTTTGCGCCGTATTGCAGAAGTAATGAAAGGGACAGGCGCAACGCTTGGTTATCCTTTTCCTTTTGAGGGTTGGGTGTGTGGTTACTGTTGGGTGCTTGATGTTAAAACAGATGTGAGACCTGATGAGAACTACAAATGGTGGTATGGTGATAGGGATATTGATATGCAAGCACGCAAAGGTAAAGGTGTTGTGCACGTTCCTGCTATGGTGCGCCATATTCACGGCAACGAACTAACACGTGACAACCAAGAACTTATGGCTATGACAATAGTTGATGAGGAATTATTTTTTAAGAAATGGAATCTACAAAAAGGTTAAGCCCAAGTACCTTTATATTTTATTAGATAATCATTCTCTAACACAAGGTTAATACGTCCGTGACGTTCCTCTGTGCCTTTAGCGTTATGGTCTGTTAGTTCAGGGAACATTATTTCAACAGGTTCGTGGCGACAGTATTCTAAATGCCATTCAACTTCGTGTCTGATTGCATCTGCTTTACTTTGTGCAACAGGTATACCAACTTTATCTAATGTGGCACGTGAATATATACCAAGATACATTCCGAATGCTGTTGGGGAATTAGATAATGGTACAGATGTACCTTTGCGCCAACCTGTTTGTAAAAAACTTTGGTCTTTAATTATCACAGAGTCTTGAAAGAACCACCATCTGTCCCAGTTAGTGTTCTCATAAGCCCACCTAATTTTACCTAACTCAAACCCATAGTCTGAGCGCACTGTTACAGGTGTTGTGTCAAAAGATTTAAGACAATCAGTTAACCAGTGTTCACGTTCAGGTGTTGTGGCTATGAGTATGTTCATAGTCTTGTTTTAATATCCGTACTTGATATGCCTTGCGTGTATGGGATGTATATTAAACTTATGTTTAGTTTGTCTAACCAGTCTTGTGTGAACTGCATTTGTTTGTAGTAATCTTTACGTGCCCAGTCTGAACCTATTGCAATTATGTCTGGTGATGCTTCAACGATTGCTGGTTTAGAGTCTTCGTTACCAAAGTTTGGTATAACTTGGTCAACATATTTACAAGACAATAATATTTCTGCCCTATCTTGGTAAGATATTATGGGTGGTTTACCTTTGTATTGTTCAATAAACTCATCAGTATTTAATGACACTATCACTGTTCCAGATTGTCCTGATATTTCACGGCAACGTTCCAATAATCTTACGTGCCCTACGTGAAACAAATCAAACGTTCCACCTGTATAAACCCTTAAACCCAAGGTGATTCACCACCAAGTTCTTTACTCATCTGTTTAATACCTGTGTTTATTTTTCTGCTGACAGTTGATTTGTCTATGTTAAAGTATTCACCTATTTGTTCCAAGGTTAAACCATCTTCGTAGTGCATTCGCATCATCTCATATATTTCTATTGTTAGATTGCGTAACGCTATTCGTATGTCATACATTGAGGCAAGGAATGAACCTGCTGTGGCAGGGTCGCCGCCACCGTTAGAAACGTATTCTGTTGCAGGGTCTTTTGTTATGATGTTTGAACTGAATGCCATTGGTAATAGTTCTTCTATCATTCCTGTTGAGTAGAATGCTTCATCGTGTATAGAGTAACCAAGTTTCTTAGCCTTCTCTTTACGACAGTAACGGTCTGCCATTCGGTTGAATGTTTTGGCTAAGCGTTTGATTCCGATTCGGTATTCTTGTTTGGATAAATCTGGTGATAACCATTCTTGTATTTTGTCGTTTCGTTTCAGTGACCATTCAAGTAGTTCTTGTTTGACATCGTCTGCTTCTGCGAAACCTTTGTAGTTTCTTGTGATTATGTACGCTGATGTTTGTGCTATTTCAACAACATCTTGTACCCATTTGTCTTCTACCATTTGTATACTTTACCTTCTACTACGAACGAGTTACCTATCATTGGTACTGGTACTGGTGTTACTTTACCTTTGTCAATGTATAAAATTCCAAATCCTGATTGCCAGTTTGCTGAACCACCTTTAAGGTAGGTTGCTTGTTTCAAATCCATTATGTTTCCAACTTCAAACCCATACAAGGATGAGGTTTGTTTACCGTTGAATGATGTGTTGTGATGTATGATTCCTTGTTTGTGTGTGTGTCCACATACAACTGACATACCAATTTTTCTTGCCAATGATACTGCTGTGCCACCTGCATATCTACTGGTTGCGCCTTCATCGCCGTGTCCCATTACCCAACCTGGGGCAAAGTTCCACAGTTTATTGTGATAAGTGATTTCTAAATCACGATAGCCAAGAAGTTTTTCGTATTTCAAATCACGTAATGTTGCAAGGGCTGGGGCATCGCGTTCAATGTATCTTTGTATTCTGTCACCGTGGTTACTTCTCATAAGGTGAAATGGTTTATGTCCTATTGCTTTACGAAACCTACCCATAATACGAGTAGTCTCATCTAAATCTCTTTGCAAGTTTGAATGTTCTGCAACGTAACCTTTAGACCAGCGTGCCGGTGCTAAACAATCAGCCTCATCACCAACACAAAAAAGTTCATCAGGTTGGTAGTCTTTAACAAACTTTATTGTTGCTTCTATTGCAGGTTTATTATGCAATGGTATTTGCATATCCGATAGCACTACTATGCGTTTCATTTGTTTTCCTTAATAGCATTTGATAGTGCTATCACTTTGATAGCAATAAAATTGGTGTAAGCAATAGTGTCTGCTAGTTCTGCTAACAGTTCATCAACTGTTTCTTTAACAGTAAAAGTTTCAAACAACTGACCTGTTGATTTCATATACTGGTCAGCACCAACACCCTTGATACGACTCATCACATAATCATTAAACGATTCCATAAAGGATGTTAAATCTTGTAAGGCTATGCCGCTTCCGTGGTCTTTGACTGCGGGGTGGTCGTAGAAAAAGTTTGTGGGAGCCTTACGGTTATTGTTTCCGTTTGCTTGTTGTGCGCCACTATCTTGAAGCCCTGATTTATCAGAAGCATTAGCACCTGTTCCCATTCCTGCTGTGTCATTACTCATTCCTCATCTTCTTCCTCTTCATATAAATCTTCTGGTGAAGATTCACCTTCGTATTTATAGTTACCTGTTTCTTCGTCTTCAACATAAATGTGAACAGTGATTGTACCATTTAAGTTTATCATATCTATGTGTATTTCGTCTGTTAAATCATCATCTTCTAATGGTATTTGTGTTCCATCCATTGGTCCGCCAACAAATTCTCTTCTCATTTTGTCTGCTTATGTGTTATGAATGGTGATGCTGTGAACACATTGTTTCGTGCAGCGATTTGCATTGCTTGTTTCCAAGTTGCACCTGCCTGTAATGCACCTATGGCATAAGGAGAACCGGAGCCAATGCCATAGATACCGTCATCTCGCATCAGTACCGATAAGGAATCATCTATTTCAAATATGATTCCTCCTAATGCGATTAGGAATATGAAGTCTGGTTCGTCTGATTCTTTGTCAGGTGTGTACCCGTTTGCTACTAAGGCTAGTCGCATTGAGGTTGCTACTTCTGCAATCATAAAGTGGTATAGGTCTTTGTATGATGTTGGTGTTGGTGTTGGTGGTTTCCAAATGTGTTGGATGATGTCGCAAGGTTGTGTTGTTCCAGCCCCTGCAATAAGGTATTTGTTACGTTTAGTTATCTTGGTCATTGCGTGGTGTGAATATGTTCTTCCACCATCATCTGTTACACGTGAGTCAGCAATGAGTAAACAGTGGTCTGGTTTTTGTATGCCAAGTATTGTTGTCATTTAATCTTTTCCTTAAACCAGTCAGCACCTTCACGTAAAAATATGTCATTAACATCTTTATTCTCAGGCAAGTTAACTACCACTGCACTGTTCAAATCTTCTTTAATCCTTTTAGCAAGTTCCATCCCAGGATTACGACCATCTTCTTTAACATCATTATCAGCAAAAACAAATATTCTTTTGTATCCTTCAAGCATCATAGGGAACCAGTCTTTCCACTGTGTTACACCAGCCACACCCACAGCAGGTATGCCACACATACCTGACAAAATAATTGTGTCAATCTCACCTTCACAAATACACATTGTTTCAGTGTCTAAACCTAAATCGTTAACGTTAAACATCCCAATCTTTTGCCCTGTTGGCCAAATGTATTTAGGTTGACCACCATCAGTTTTACGAAACTTAATACCAACAACACCTGCTTTAGTCAGGTAAGGAATACTCAGTGCACCTACAGCGTGTTCGTGTCCGGGTGCAGGGTTAGTCACTGTACCGA